CATCAACGTCAACGCACCAGGCGCGGACGGTCGCCGCATCGCCGACCAGCTCCGCAACGAGTTCAACCGGAAGCCGCTCTACGACATGGATTCCTTCGTTCCCGCACAATGATGAACACCCTTCTACTCCTCGGCCCGTTCCGGTTCTCGCTTGGCTCCATAGCCTTCGACGACCTGTCGCGATCCTCGCAATGGGATTGGAAGTCGGTGGACCGTGTGGGGGAAATGCCTGCCTTGCAATACACCGGGCCACAGAACGACAGCATCACGCTCAACGGGCGTCTGTGTCCTCCCTTCACCGGAGGCATCGAGCAACTGGCACGGATGCGCCTTATGGCGGACTTCGGGCGTCCTCTCCCGCTCATCGACGGCACAGGCCGGGTGCATGGCATGTGGGTGATCGAGAGCCTCGACGAGACAGGGACCAAGCATTTCCGCGACGGCTATCCCCGGATGACGACGTTCAACCTCTCGCTCAAAAAGTATGGTGACGGCACGGGCGTCTTCGGCTCACTCACCAAGCTCTCCAAAATCGTTTCACTGTTCGGCTGATGGAATACGTAACCAGACAAAACGACCTGCTCGACGACGTGGTGCATCGCTACTACGGCGATCTGGACAACCGCGCGGTCGAGACCGTCTTGGAGGCAAACCGTGGTCTCGCTGATCACGGTCCGGTGCTGCCTGCCGGAGTCACGATCATGCTGCCCGACCGTGTGCCGACGCAGGAGACGCAGGAACTCCAAACCCTCTGGGACTGATGCGACCGACGTTCTCCATTTCCGCCGCTGGCAAGGACATCTCCGGTGACGTGTCCGCTCGCTTGGTCTCCATTGAAATCAGCGACACGGTCGATGAGACCAGCGATGACATGACCATCGTGCTGGAAGACACCGCCGGAACGCTGGCCATCCCGTCCTCCGGCGCCACTCTCGATGTGTCCATCGGCTACGACGGGCGCAACACGCGCCTTGGCTCCTTTGTGGTGGACGAGGTGTCAGTTGCCGGACCTCCGGACCTCGTGACGATCCGCGCGTCGTCCACACCCTTTGTGAGCGACCGCAAGGGCGGGGGCAGCGCAGAGTTCAACAGCCGGAAATCCCGCTCGTTCGAGGGCAAGACCATCGGCGACATCGTTTCCACCGTCGCCGGGGAATGTGGCCTCACGCCCGTGGTGGATCAGTCGCTCAAAGACGTGTCGATCCCGCACATCGCTCAAGTCTCGGAGACCGACGCGAACCTTCTTCTTCGCATCGCTCGACGCTATGGCGCGATCCTCAAACCTGCCGCCGGTCGCCTTGTCCTGGCACTCGAGGCCGGAGGACAAACGACCAGCGGAAAGCCGCTAGAGATTTCGCTGATGCCGTCCGATGTTTCGACCTACCGTTTCAAGCTCGGCGGCAAGATGCAGGGCGTGACGAAGGTCAAAGCGAAAGTTCACAGCTACTCGACCGGAGAGAGCGAAGAAGTCGAGGTCGATGTGGACAAGGATGGTGGACAGTTCTTAGCTCCGGAAGGTCAGACCGGCGAACAAGTCGATGCTTTCTACGAGAAGCTCCTCGCCGACAGTGGCGGTGACATTGAGACGACGAAGCAAACCGCGAAGTCCACGGCGAAGCGAATCGCCCGGTCAAAGAAACAATGCGACCTTACGATGCTGGGCAACGTCTCGTTAGTCGCTGGCATGCACGTGAATCTAACTGGATTCCGGCAAGGTAACTCGGGGCGATACAAGGTATTGACCGTCCGGCAGTCGCTTTCCCGATCCGGCTGGACAACATCATTGACCTGCGAGGGTGCATAAAAAAGCTAACGCCATCAAATAATTGCAAAAAACTGCAACTTTTTTCTTGCAATCGCCACTGATAATGCTTGATTGGTGTCGCCATGACGCAACCAACCAAGCAACCAACCCTGTTACAAGGTATGTCCAATGCGGACTACCACGCGCAAAGCGCGATCTCAAAAAGCGGTCTCGACCTGATCGCTCGATGCCCGGCGATGTTCAAGCACCGCCGCGAGAACCCGATCCTCCCGACTCCCGCGATGCGGATAGGGACGCTCGTTCACACCGCGATCCTCGAGCCGCACGACCTCGCCAATCTCGTGGTGGCTCCCAAGATCGACCGCCGTTCCGCTGCCGGGAAAGCCGAGTGGGAGGCGTTCAAGGTGTTCTCGGAAGGCAAGGAGATCGTTGACGCCGACGAGCTGGACGAGCTGCAAGCCATCACGAAGGCCGTCCATGCGCACCCTGCCGCCGGGCAAGCTCTGGCCATGCTGGCATCAGTGGAGGACTCGATCTTCTGGACGGATACCGACACGGACATTGACTGCCGATGCCGCCCCGACGGTGTTCTCACCAACGGGCTGTTGATCGACGTGAAAACCACGAAGGACGCGAGACCGGACGAGTTCGCCAAGTCGATCGCGAACTACCGCTACCACGTCCAGGCCGCTTTCTACTCGGACGGCTACAACGCCATGACCGGCGCACCGCCGAAGGGCTTCATGTTCATCGCCGTGGAGCCCGTCGCCCCGTATCTCGTCGCCTGTTACGTCGCTTCTCCCGAGATGCTCATCCGTGGCCGAGCCGAATATAAGCGCGACCTCTCGACCTACGCGCGGTGTTTAGAAACAGACACCTGGCCGGGGCTTCCAGACAAGCCGGTGAAGATCGACCTGCCCAAGTGGGCATAATCCATGCCTATGTGAATCCTGTGCATAAGCATCTACCAATCTTGGAGTTCGCTATTACGTGAACACACGTACGCAGCTCCGGAACCACAACAAACCAAGAAACACACAACCTGATATGTCAGAACATACGCAAATAACCAGACAAGCAGCAAACGTTAACCCGTTCGCACGGACGGAACTCAGCCAACACGTCAACGCCGGCACGATCGAGGTCGAGTCCTCCCGAGCCATCGCGGAGGCACAAGGCAAACTAGTCATCGCCAAGAAGTTCCCCAGGAACGAGGCGCTGGCTTACGACGAAGCGATGCAGGCCTGTCGCCGCATGGGTCTCGCCGAGGATGCTTTCTTCTCCTTCCCACGTGGAGGACAGACCGTGTCCGGTGCGACCGTCCACCTTGCTCGCGAACTCGCGCGGGTCTGGGGGAACATCGAATACAACATCCGCGAACTCAGCCGGAAAGACGGCGTTTCGGAGATGCAGGCTTTCGCCTGGGATCTCCAGACCAACACGCTGGTCACCCAAAATTTCACCGTCCGCCACTGGCGCGACACGAAGGGTGGTGGCTACCAGCTTACCGACGAGCGCGACATTTACGAGCTGACTGCCAACCAAGGATCACGCCGCCTCCGGTCGTGCATATTCGCGGTTCTGCCGTCTGACCTCGTGAGCGCCGCTGAGGCTGAGTGCAAGAAGACGCTCGCCGGAAACAACGACGAGCCGATCAAGGAGCGTGTCCGCAAGCTCATCGGCGCGTTCGGGAAATACGGTGTGACTGCCGCAATGATCGAGGGCCGTCTCGGTCACTCGCTCGATGCGGTTCTCCCCGAGGAACTCGCCGAGCTGCGCTCGATCTGGAACAGCATCAAGGACGGCGCGACCAAGGCCGGTGAGTGGTTCGGTGGAGCCAAAGCCGAGCGCGAGACCGTGTCGGAAATCCTCGATGAGGCTCCCGAGGCTCCCGCGCCTGCACCCGCACCTAAGCCAACACCGAGAGCCACGAAGAAAGCCGCACAGGCTCCCGCTCCGGCACCAGAACCTACACCCGAGGAAACGACCAACGATGAACCCGACGACGGCGATGTATTCGGCTGATTTCCTAACCCCGGCTCAGCTCCTCGCGAGATGGAAGCACAGCGTAACGCTCGCAACCCTCGCGACCTGGAGAAGCCGGAACACTGGTCCCGCCTACGTAAAAGTAGGCGGGAAAGTCCTCTACCGCGTCTCAGACGTGGAGGCCTACGAAAAGAAAAACACACGATCCAAGTAACCAACCAACACTATGTCAGAAACTACCAAACCAACCGCATTGGCGATTCTCGGCGACGGCTACACCATCACGGTGACACCCGCCGCCGAGGCTCAGAAACAAACCATCATCGAGGCCGCGCGTCGCGTCGTGGCCGTCACCGATCAAGACACCTGCGACCTCGCCAATGCCAGGATCAAGGCCTTGGCCAGCGTTCGTAACGTCGTCGAGAAATCCCGCACCGAGGTCAAGGCACCAGTCATCGAGCTGGGCCGCAAGATCGACGGCATCGCGAAAGACTTCGTCGCCGACGTGATCGCCGAGGAAAGCCGCCTGTCGGCTCTCGTGGCGGATTACGCACGGGAGGTCCAGCGCAAGGCGCGTGAGGAACGAGAGGCCGCTGAGCGCGAAAGACAGCGCATCGAGCGCGAGGAGCACGAGCGCAAGATGGAGGCACTCCGCGCCGAGCAGGAAGCGGAACGCCAACGCATGCAGGCGGAGCGCGAGGCTCACGAGGCGGAGATGGCGCGACTCGCCGCCGCTCGCAACGCCGACGCCGAGGCACAAGCCCGGGCAGAGGCCGCTGCCGCCGAGGCGCGACGCGCACAGGAGGAAGCCACACGACGCGCACAGGAGGCGCAGGCGGAACAAGAACGAGCCGCCCGTGAAGCTGCCGAGCGAGCCGCCGCCGTGGCTGTCCCTACGACTCCCGCACTGCCCACGGGCGTGAAGGAGGAGGTGGATTACCTCGTCGAGGACGTCGCCCTGTTCTACGCCAAGTTCCCGCAATTCTGCGAGGTGACGGTGAAACGTGCCGAGGTCTTGAAACAGATCAAGAAGTCTCTCGCCAAGAACGGTGTCCTGCCGACGGTGCCAGGTCTGAAAATCTTCCAGAACATCAAACCCAAGGCACGATGAAACAGGACAAACTCACCCTCGAAAAAGTCCTCCGTGAAATCGCCAAGGACATTTACAGCCCGACGGCAAAGCGCATGTCGGGAATGCTCTCGGATGCTCTCAACATGAAGAAATGTCTGGTGCTGCATCTGGTGGCAATCGGGCATTCCTTCACCGACTCGAACATCAAGGCTGTCATGTATCACCTCGTCAAAGCAGGCTACGTCTATTCGGCTCAGTGTCCGAATAAAACGCGGCATGCAGTCACCGGGCAAATCAAGGTGATCTATCGTCTGACCGACAAGGGCGAAGCGATACACGCCGACATCGTTCAAAAGTTCACGCCGGTTGTTGACCGCATGAACGCGAAATGTGAAGGAGGTGGCGCGTGAACCCCGACAAATACTACGTCCTTCACCGCGCTCACGCCGCGCGGTTCCTTGTCGCTGCGGCACTGCTATCGTGGACGCTCATCGGAGCGATCATCGCTGGCTACTACGACGCGACGATGCTGTGCATCTGGCTAATGCTGGCCGCGATGTTCCTGATCCTTGTCTCGGTCATCGAGTTTCGATGCTGCGAGGAGTATCACCTCAAATACCTCCGCGAGCTGAGACCGAAGCTCCCGAAGATCGACTACCCCAACTGAGTATGAGTGAGAAGCAGAGATTCCCGCGAGCTGCGGCACTGAACGTGGCTCGCGAGCTGGTTCGGCACCTAGAACCCGTCACGACTAAGCTCGTCGTGGCGGGTTCCCTCAGACGCCGAAAACAAGACGTGGGTGACGTGGAGATCGTCTTCATCCCCCGCACGGTCATGAGACCGATCGACCTCGTGACGACCGCTCCGGTTGACATCGCTACCGAGTGCTTGGAACGCCTTATCGCTGAGGGTGTCCTCGCTAAGCGGAAGAACACGAAAGGCTCGACGATGTGGGGCCAGATGAACAAACTGGCCGTGCATGTCGCGTCCGGCATCCCGGTTGATCTGTTCGCCACCATGGAACAGTGCTGGCACAACTACCTTGTGTGTCGCACCGGCCCCGCATCCTCGAACGGAGATATTGCTAAGCGAGCCATTGCGAAGGGCTGGCACTGGCAACCATACGGCGTGGGATTCCGACGCGAGAACGGCGACATTCACCAGGTGAATTCCGAGCGTGAAGTGTTTGAATTCGTGGGGCTGGATTACCGTGAGCCGTGGGAACGTCTCTAACAAAATGCATCCGCTAACCCTTGTAATTCCTAGAAAAGTGAAAATAATTGCAAAAAGTTCTTGCACAAGTGCAAGGTTTTTGTAAATTCCTTGTGTCGCCGCGAGCGACTAACTAACCTAACCAACCATGTCATTACAACAACAACTGCTAGACAAATACGGCGCGGACAAATGTCTGTGCGAAATCCCGACGGAAGAATTCGAGAACGACGGTCTGATCGTCCAGGTGCTCGCCGAAAGAGGCATCGAGCAAGACGCGCTGATCTACGTGGATCGACACATGAAGTGGAGCCACACGATCGAAGAATTTTTGATCACCCTCAACCAAATAACCAACCAATGAAACTAACCATCGAAATACCGAACGAGAACGCGCATCTGGTGCTATCACTACTGGCGACAATTGCCGCCAAGCCTCAAGAACCACAAGCCGACCCCGCGCCTGGTCATCCGGAATTGCCGCTGCCGGACATGCCGGTCAATACCGTGCCGCAGGAAATTGTTGATCGAGCATTTGATTGCTACGAGCGCGAAATCCTTGCTAAGGCCATTCCCGCCGATCCCTGTGCCGCCGATCCTTTCAAGGTCGCAATGGATGATCCCTTTGTGGCGGAAGACCCAACGCGGCGCGAACTGCTATGGGGTGATCTACCCGAGCCGCCGCCGCTGCCGGAAGGCAAAACCCGCTGGGTAAATCGAGGCAAGTTTCCTAATGTCAATGCCGGATCGGGCTATGCAGTAGGCAGGCGCATAGTCTATTACTTGATAGAAGGGTGGTGTTACTCACCCGATTTTTCAGGAGACACCCCTCACATCGAAGCAATCTAACCAACCACCCTTATGTTACTAGACATCTTATTTATTACCTCCGTCGCCGCTGTGGCGTTCGTCATCGGCTACTTCTTCGGCTTTTGCGTCGAGAACAACCGCCGCCTTGAATCCGAGACAGAAGACCTCTCCTGGGAGCTGCCGCCGATTGACGAGCCGCTGCCCTACCGCATCACGGAAGGCTACGACGCTCGCCAAGAGCTGATCCGGAACTCTAACCCCGACGAGGCATGACACCGATCCAGCACCCACTTTGCAACGACGTCCTCCGCGCTCCGGCGGGGGACGAGGAATGCGACGACCTGCACATCTCCCGTGAGGGTGACGAGGTCTGGTCGTTCTGGCGTCCGAACCCCGAGGAGCTGGCCGCTATCATCATGGGCGGGGCTGTTGCGCTTCGCGTGGCCTCACCGACGCACCCTCCGCTGTCCCTGCACGTCATGACGCCGGAGGAGCGCGACAAGCGCGAGAAGACCAACGACGAGATCAAGGCCATCTACGAAGCGAACCGCAACCGTAGCCAGGAACTCGTCAAGCTCATGAAGCAGGCCGTCGCCGCGATTGCCAAGCTGCCGGGCGACAAGCACATGCAGATCGTGGACGGCTTCCTCGATCTCATGGCGCTCAACACGGGCAAGTGCGAGGTCGTGCGAGCAGTGCCGGATTACGAGGCTGAAAAGAAATAATCAGAAAAAACTTGCGGAAATAACCAGAAATGACAACATCGGCGCGTGAAGAAAAAACTGAAACGAGGCTTTCTCCGCGCCGATGGCATGATCTTTTGGGAATACACCAAGCGCACCAAGTCGGGGGAATACTGGATCACTGCCGACCATTACGATGCACGAATGGAAAAGGCGCGTCTCTCTCAAAAAAAGTGGCGCAATGCGAACCCCGAAAAATCCCGAGAGCTTGTAGCGAAATCAAAATCTACAAAGTCAGAGAGGCAAGAGAAGGAGAGAAAGGCCGCGCTGGATATGATCGCCAAGAGCCGAGCCAAGCGAGAGGCCAACAAGGAGCGCAATCGCCTTTCGCACCGCAAATGGGTGGAGAAGAACCGCGCTCGAGACAAGGCCAGGAAGGAGAAGCGCCGAGCCGTGAAACGCCAACAGCTATCACCGGCGATCAACACCGCAATCGTGGTGGTGTTCTACGAAATGCGAGATCGACTCGCTTCCTGCCTTCGCATCCCGTTTCACGTCGACCACATCGTGCCGCTGGCAAAAGGAGGCCTTCACTGCCACACGAATCTGCAAGTCCTCCCCGCCACCATCAACAGGGAAAAATCAGATCGCGGATCGTTCCGATGGGGATTCGAAAATTTTGCGGACTTTCTGCGGACTTCCCGTTTCCGAGAAGTCCGCACAAAGCCGCTAAGTGCTTGATTTATATGGTTGCGGGGGCTGGATTTGAACCAACGACCTTCAGGTTATGAGCCTGACGCCCGACCTTTGCGGCCATTTGCAATTTTTTGAGAAACTGATAGAAAACAAACACATGAACGAACCAACCTCTGTTACAAATATGACAACGAATGCGGACAATCGATCCGAATTGCGGACAAACTGCGGACAAGGAATCAACCAAGACGTGCAGGCCTCCACGAAAGGAGGTGCCGAGTGATCAAATTCGTCTGCACCCTCTGTGGCTCCCGCAACTGGCCAAACGACCACACCGACTGTCCGCTCTGCCGTCTCGATGACGAAGACGACGAGGACGATGACGAGGAGGAAGAATGAAGCTCACCAAGCGCACCGTCGAATCCGCTCCACTCGGCATGACGTGGGACGACCAGCTCCCGGGCTTCGGGCTCCGGGTGCAGGCGTCTGGCCGTCGCTCCTACGTCGTGCGCTTCCGGACCGCGACCGGCACGGAACGACTGCTCACCCTGGGGACGACTGCCGAGCTGCATCCCGAGGCCGCGCGGGAAATGGCACGTCAAGCACGAGCCGACGTTCGGCATGGCAAAGACCCGGGAGCCGAGCGCAAAGCCCGGCGACAGGCCCCGAGACTCCACGACATGAGAGACCGCTTCCTTGCGGAGCACTCGTCACAGAAGAAACCCGGCACGGCCACTAATCAGGAAATCCACTGGCGTCTGCACATCCTGCCAGCTCTCGGAAATCCCGCCGTCGCAGACGTGACAGAAAGCGACGTGATCCGGCTCCGGCAGAAACTCGCCGGCCGTCCGATCAACGCCAACCGCGTGATGGAGACGCTCTCGAAGGCGTTCGACCTCGCCGAGCGGTGGCGGTGGCGCGAACCTGCCAGCAACCCGTGCCGGTGGGTGGACGCATTCCCCGAGGGCAAGCGTGAACGCATCCTCGAGCCTGCCGAGGTCTCGGCGATCTGGTCGCACATGGACGACATCGACATCCTGCCGTCTGCCCGTGCGCTGTTCCGCTTGCTCCTTCTCAGCGGGTGCCGATCGGGTGAATGGCGCACCGCGCTCTGGTCGTGGCTCGATCTCGACAACGCCGTCCTTCGCCTGCCTGACTCGAAGACCGGCGCGAAAACCGTCTCACTCTCGCCGGATGCCGTCGCGATCCTTCGCGCACTACCGCGCACGTCGGTCTTCATTCTCCCAGGTGCGACAGGCGGACCACTGGGCGGACACCGCCGCATCTGGCTCCGCATCCTTCGCCGTGCTGGCATCACCGACACGGTCCGGATTCACGATCTCCGGCACACGGTCGGAAGCTACGCGCACCGGGCGGGAGCCTCACAGCGGGAAGTCGCCGACCTGTTAGGCCACAAGCAGATGGCCACAGCCGCGCGATACATTCACGGTCCAGAGTCTGAAAAGCACCAGAACGCCGCGCGAGCATCGCAAGCAATCATGAAAATCGTTAGAGAAAAAATCTAACGAAAAGCATCCTGCAACCCTCCTAGTTGCTTGATTTTTGAAAAAAGACGAAAAAAGACGAAAAAAAAACCTTGCACTTATGCAAGGTTATTCTATACTTCCCCCGCAACCAACCAACCAAGACTATGCAAGTATTCAGACCAACCGACCACGACAACACCACCAGCGAGATCACCGCCGACATCATCGAAGCTGTCGCGAGTGCCGCCGACGAAAACGAATGCGATCAGATCAAGGGCGCTTACCAGTGCTGCGACGATAGCTCCGCGATCATCTTCAGCAAAGACGGACGACGTTTCAAAGTCCAACTGTGGGAAATCCTCTAACTCGCCGAGCAATGCCCACACACCCGATCACCGCTCAATTCCCCGTCGGCAAGTCCGCGCGGGTCAAGGTCGCCACGGTCCGCGAGGACGTGGTGGCCTACAACACCGACTCACCCGAGACGCTCTACCAGTTCTGGACGGACGTCGTTGCCAACCAACCCGACTACGAGGACGACAAGGAGTCGCTTGTGGTGGTGCTCCTCACGACGCGCCTCCGGCCATACGCTTGGCACCGTGTCAGCCTGGGCACGATGTCCGAGTGCATGGCACATCCTCGCGAGATCATGCGACCCGTCATCGTCGGAGGCGCTTACGCCTTCGCCCTGATGCACAATCACCCGTCCGGCGATCCGTCACCGAGCAAGGCGGACAAGCAGCTCACGGCGCGTGTCCGCGAGTGCGCCCAACTGTTCCAGATTCGATTCTGTGACCACGTGATTGCCGGAAAGCCTGCTCCCGGGCGTTACCCCTATTTCAGCTTCGCCGAGGCCGGCATGATTTGAACCCCTACCAACCAACCAAGTGAACCACATCAAAGAATTCATCAAGACGTTTGACCGCATGTCCGGTCGTCACTCCCGCTACGAGTTGTTCCACGACTTCGTGACGCTTGCCAGCTCCGCCTTCATCGTCCGAGCCTGCCCATGGGAGGCCGAGCGATCGGAAGCCGAATACATGGCCGTCGCCGGGAAATACACCCGCGAGGAGCTTGACCAGTTCGCCGCGCTCCTGGGGCTCACCTGCCTGTCGCTGGCCAGCGAGCCGCAAGACTTTCTCGGTGCTGCCTTCATGCTCGCCGAGGTGTCAAACGACCGGCTGGGGCAGTTCTTTACGCCCTACTCGCTGAGCTACATGCTGGCGAAGATCACCGTTGGTGACGTGGACAAGACGAAAGACCTCATCACCGTGCAGGAACCCGCATGCGGATCGGGCGGCATGGTCGTCGCGTTCTGTGCCGCGCTCGAGGATCAAGGCATCGACGCATCGCAGCACACCTACACGATTGCCACCGACCTTTCCGAAGTCGCCGCGCGAATGGCCTACATCCAACTCACCATCCGGAACATCCCCGCTCACGTCGTCTGGGGCGACACGCTCCGGCTCACCGTCATCCGCCAGTGGCCGACGCTCGCTTTCTGGCCGATCGCTCACAAGGTGGAGAAGTGGCGCAAGGGTGGAGAGGTCAAAGAGGCCGGCGTCGTCCCAAGACCAGAACCGCAGGCCTTCGCACAAGCCGCCTTCGATTTCGCATGACCATTTTTGCGGATCCGTGATCGCGACTCGCGACCGCTCCGCGCCAACATCCAAACCAATGAAGACACCCACTCAAATCGAAGCCGCTGCCAAAGCGCAGGGCATGAAGATCGCCGACGTTCTGCGCCGGGCAAACATCAACCACTCCACGTGGTGGAGATGGAAGAAAGGACGTTTCTCACCTCGCCTCGCGACGGTCGAGAAGATCGAAAAAGCACTCACCCCGCACCGCAAATGAAAGACCGATTCGGACTCGAAAGCATCCCGACAGTGAAGGACGCGCACTCGCCGTCGGGGCAACCGTTTTACGCTCCACCCAACTACGCCAACTTGCCCGACTGTCCCGTCTGCAAATACGGAACTCCGGTCGAAAAGAACGGAAAGCTCGTGTGCATCGATTGCGGTGCGATTGTCGGCACAGTCGAAAGGAGGTCCCAGTGATCGACCTCCGCGACTATCAACAAGACTGCATCGGCGGTGTGCGTGGCGCCTACCGCTCCGGCAAACGGTCTCCGCTCCTCGTGTCCCCGACCGGCTCCGGCAAGACCGTGATGTTCGCCTACATCGCCGACGGCACATCGAAGAAGGGAAACAAGGTCCTGATCCTCGTGCATCGCCAAGAGCTGGTGGACCAGACGTGCAAGACCCTCCGCGCGTTCCGGGTGGATCACGGCGTGATTGCCGCCGGGCGATCCCCGGAGCGGAGTCACCGGGTGCAGGTCGCAAGCGTCCAGACCCTCGTGCGTCGTTTGGACTACTTCCGCCCCGACCTCATCATCATCGACGAGGCGCACCACGGAACAGCGGGATCATGGCGCAAGGTGATCGAGCACAATCCCCAGGCGCGTGTTCTCGGCGTTACGGCTACTCCGGAACGGCTGGACGGGCGAGGCCTCAAAGAGGTGTTCGACGCCCTGATCCGTGGTCCCGAGGTCCGCGATCTGATCCGGCAAGGCCACTTGTCACCGCCCGTCTATTTCGCGCCTCCTCAATCTGCCGACCTGTCGAGCCTTCGCATCTCCCGCGGTGACTTCGACCAGAAAGAGATGGCGGCAGTCATGGACAACAAGGCGATCACCGGTGATGCGGTCGAGCACTACGCTCGCATCTGCCCGGGAGCACCTGCCGTGGCGTTCTGCGCTTCGGTGAAGCATGCCGAGCACGTGGCGGAACAGTTCACCGCTGCCGGATTTCCGGCATCGACCATCGATGGGAACATGGACCGTGACGACCGCCGCGAGGTCGTGCGCATGCTGGGTGACGGTCGCCTAAAGGTCCTCACGAGCTGCGAGATCATCAACGAGGGTTTCGACCTGCCCGTCGTTTCCGCCGCGATCCTTCTACGTCCGACCATGTCGCTGGGTCTGCACCTGCAACAGATCGGGCGTGTTCTTCGCGTCTGCCCGGGCAAAGACCGCGCCTACATCCTCGACCACGTCGGGAACCTCTCACGTCACGGACTCGCCGAGGACTTGCGTGATTGGAGCCTGGAGGGACGCCCGAAGAAGAAGAAGAAGAAGACCGACGACGAGGAGGAGGTGAACGTCCGGCAATGCCCGACCTGCTATTGCTGCCACTCACCTGCTCCCGCCTGTCCACAGTGCGGCCACACCTACGAGGTGAAGGAGCGCAAGATCGAGGTCGTGGACGGGACGCTCGAAATGGTGGCCGGCATCATCGACGAGCACAATCGTCGTTGTGGGTGCGGAAATATCCACTCGCGCTGGGATCACAAATGCCCGGCATGCGACAAATACACCGATCCCGCTCGCCAGCGCAAAGCCGAGCAAGCGGGAGCACAAACCCTAGAAGACCTTATCGCCATCGGTCGCCAGCGAGGTTACAAGTCACCGCAGGCGTGGGCGAAACACGTTTTTCACGCTCGACAAGGTCGCCGGGGCGAATACCAATCAGCGCGATGAACGAGCAATCCATCCAACAACACATCCGTCTGGCACTCAGCGAGGCCGGTTCCCGCATGTTCCGAAACAATTCCGGAGCCTTCAAGGACGCCACAGGCCGCTGGGTCCGCTATGGCGTCGCTAACCCGGGAGGCTCCGACCTGATTGGCTGGACGCCCGTCAAGATCACTCCCGACATGGTGGGCAAGACCCTGGCAGTCTTCACCGCCGTGGAGGTTAAGACACCCAAAGGAAAAATTTCACCCGAACAAACGAATTTCATTGACCGCGTCAAAATCGACGGTGGACTAGCGGGAGTCGCTAGGTCACGCGAAGACGCGATCAAGATAACCAACCAATATGACTACCAAAATTGACTTCGAACAAATCAATGCAACCGCACTCTCCGCGCTCGAAAGCCTCGTCTTAGAGTGGTTCCCGCAAGGGCACAAAGAAGGGCACGAGTTCAAGATCGGCTCACTGGCCGGTGAACCCGGGCGATCCCTCAGCATCAACCTCCGCTCCGGAGCGTGGAAGGACTTCGCCTCCGACGCCGGGGGCTCTGATCCCGTTTCCCTCCTCGCTGCGGTCCGTGGCTGCTCGATGCTCGATTCCGCCAAGGAGCTGGGCGAGCGACTGCGAACCGGCATTACGTCTAGCGGTGTAAGCGCACCGCCAAAGCCGGAAGACGCGCCGACTTGGACGCCTGTCGTTCCTGTTCCGCAGGCTGCTCCCGCACCGACGTTCCGACACCACAAATTCGGGGCTCACGCCAAAGAGTGGGCATACCGGACCGCCGACGGTGGCCTCATCGGCTACATCGTGCGCTTCGATCTGCCCGGCGGGGGCAAGGACGTAGTGCCGCGATGCTACTGCCAGAATGCCGAGGGCAAGCGGGAATGGCGGTGGCTGTCCTTCGCCAAGCCGCGACCGCTCTACGGTCTGGACCTCCTCGCCGCGCAACCGAAAGCCGGTGTGATCATCGTGGAGGGAGAAAAGACCGCCGATGCCGCGCGGACAATCTGCCCGGGAGTCGTCGTGACATGGCCGGGCGGAGGGAAGGCGGTGCGCTATGCCGACTGGTCTCCGCTCGCTGGCCGCAAAATCATCATCTGGCCGGACCGTGACGAGCCGGGCATTGCGGCCGCTCAATCCATCGCCAAGGCACTCGCCCCGATCGCGGCATCCGTCCGGATCATCACGCCTCCCGCTGGCGAGCCCGACGGGTGGGACCTGGCGGATGCGCTCGCCGAGGGATGGGACAAGGCGCGGGTCGTGGAGTTCCTGAAACCGAAAGCCGCACCCGCCCCGGTATCAAATGATACCAGCGAGCCATACCCGCACGAGCCGCCGCCCGGCTGGGACTCGCCTGCCGATTTCACGCCGCCTGCCGACCTGCCTTCCGTTCCACCGACACGCCACGACGACCGGCTGTCTGACCTCCCTTTCCGCATCCTTGGCGTTGACGGGGATCAGTTCTTCTACATGCCGGACCGTGGGCATCAGATCGTATCGCTCTCGGCATCAAGCCACAGCAAACCGAACCTCATGCGTCTCGCCCCGCTGCAATGCTGGGAGACGGAATACCCGGACAGATCGGGAGCGGATTGGGACTGTGCGGTGAACGCGCTGATCCAGAAATCGCAGACGATGCCGAAGTTCGACCCGCGACGCATCCGGGGCCGTGGGTGCTGGATCGATGGCAAGGACGTCGTGTTCCATGCAGGAGACCGGCTGGTCGTCAACGGGCGACACGTCGAGATTCCCGACTACCGGTCACACGTCCGCGCCATCTACGAGGGCGCACTCGAGATCGAGGTGGACAGTGCCGAACATGCCGCCAACGCTCAGGCCGCGCGGGTCATCGAACTGTGCGAGATGCTCTCCTGGGAGCGTCCGCTGTATGGGAAGCTCCTCGCCGGGTGGCTTGCTCTCGCCCCGGTGTCCGGTGCCTTGGCTTGGAGACCGCACCTCTGGGTCACTGGACCATCCGGCTCCGGCAAGTCGTGGACGGTCGCCAACATCATCCAACCGCTCGTCGGTGAAACTGCGCTTCATGTGCAGGGCAACACGTCCGAGGCTGGTATCCGGGGGCAACTCGGATCGGACGCTCTGCCGGTCGTGTTCGACGAAGCCGAGTCCGAGGATAAGCAAAGCCAACAACGGTTCAACGGTGTGCTCGAGCTGGCGAGACAAGCGAGCACCGAGACAGGCGCGGGGATCGTCAAAGGCACCGCGCAAGGTGGCTCGATCACCTACCTCATCCGGTCGTGCTTCCTGTTCGCATCGATTGGCGTCGCCGCCGTCAAGAAAGCGGACGTTTCCCGGATCACTGTCCTGCCTCTGACGAAGAACACGGGTGCGGAGGGACAGGAACAGTTCGACCGCATCAAAGCTCTGTGGAGGGCAACCATAGGCCAAGACGGCTACTGTGAGCGCATCCGCTCCCGGTCACTTCGCCACGCGATGATAATCCGGACCAACGCCGAGACGTTTTCGGGCGTCGCGGTCGAGTTCACCGGTGACAAGCGAAGCGCCGATCAGATCGGGACGCTCCTCGCCGGGGCTTACTCGCTCACGAGCACGAAGGAGATTACCAAGGAGGCCGCACGGTCATGGATGGCCAAACAGGACTGGTCCGGCTTCCGGAGCGAGGAGATCGACAACGACGAGAGTCAATGCATCTCCCACCTGTTCGCCGCCTCGCTCCGCTTCGAGCTGTTCGGCAACCACTCGGTGCGATCGGTCTCGGAGATCGTGGAGGAGGTGCTCTCGATCCCGGACTACACGGTGCTGGAAGCCGACGCCAAGCGGAAGCACGAACTGGAACAGGCGCTCATCCGTCACGGCATGCGGATGGACGATGGTGGGATTTACGTCGCCAACCGTCACCAGGCGCTCGAGGCGATCTTTTCCGACACGCCATGGGCTGGGGCAAAATGGCGACTACAGCTCGAACGTGTGCCAGGTGCGAAGCGGGTCGAAACCATGTCATTCGGGAAGCATGTCCGGCAACGCGCGGTCTTCATCCCCACAAATTGACCCGAGGTGTAACGCAAGACGCCCGATTTCCGAGCAGGAGTCGGGCGTTTTTTATTGCAGAAAATTTGCAATAGGGCACATTTTGAAATCTGTCAGACAACTTCCCGAACGCCAGTTTGTTACACCGTTACACCCCGACTTGTTGATATATCAAGGGTTTGCGGGGTTTTCGAGGTGTAACAGTAACGCTCCAGCTATATGCGCCCATGCCTGTGCGCGGGTGGGCGGGCGCGGGCGCGGGCGGGCGCGCTACGTATATATTATTTATTTATTTGTTACACCTCTCTCTCTCTCTCTGAAAGCCTTGAAAATACAACGTTTTAGGGTGTAACAATTGGGTGTTACACCCCTGTTACACCCGTTACACCCCCCCCTCTGCGAATTTATGTGGTTTTTTGCTCGACTTATACGCGATTCATGCTTCCCTCTACTTATGCGCTTACCCCGATCCGTCGAACAGATTGCCGAGGTTATCGGAACACCTCTGGCGTTACGTCTCGAATCCATCGCCAAGCCGGACCACCGGTCCAAGCGCAAGCGAGGCTACAAGGTGCGCATCCCCCTCAACCCCATGGACGACTGTCACCCTCTCGTCGGTGCCATCGGGCGTGAGGGTGCCGACAAGATGCGACGTCACTACGGGGGCGAGACGCTGCCATTCCCCGCTCGCTCTGTCCGTTCGCTCAGTAGGGCCGTGGAGATCGCGCGAGGGTTCACGGCTGGTGCCACGGTGGAGGAGCTGGCTCAGCGCCACAGGGTCAGCGTCTCGACCGTGGCTAGGGCCTTGGAGAAGGTGACACACAAGGACCTGACGACCATCCCCACCCCCCCTATTAGGTTCTTCCCCGGGGGGGGCATGCGGGTAGCAAGGG